GGGCCGATTATTGGAGGTGCTTTGAAGACACCCAGGGCGATACAGAGGCTTCTTAAAGCTGGAGAAACCTTGGAAGAGGGAGTTGCTCGAACAAGAAAAGCTTTTGAACGGGGTGAAGCTGGTGCGAGAGAAGAATACTTGGCGCTGCGAAATGCCAGGGATGAGCTGGCCGAAGACTCTTTAGACGAGGGCATAGGCTCGATAACAGATACTTCATACAGAGGTCAACACATACCAACAAGCCCAGAATCTGGCGCGGCACGCCTAGACGACATGACGGGCGGCGGAACAGTTTTCCCAGACGACGTTTACTCAGCAGAGGGTTTGCGGTTTTACGGCAACCCAGGGAGCAAAGCTGATCGAGAAAGCTACGAGGTGATACAGGCTGTGAAAGGAGATCCTGATGCAAAGGTCACGGTTTATCGCGCAGTGCCGGAGGGTGTGACTGAAATCAACGAGGGCGATTTTGTTACCCTCAGTCCGAGTTACGCAAAGGATCATGCTTTTACCGGATACGGGCCAGGGGGTGATGAACCAGGAACGGTCATCGCTAAAACTGTGAGAGTCAGAGACGTTTTCTCTGACGGAAATGATTTGAACGAGTTTGGTTACTTTCCTCAAGAACAAACTGCTGGAATCATGGCGCTTCCTAAGCAAACACCCATGAACCTGGACGAACAGGCTGAGCTGTTGGGCGCGGTTCGCTTTGGTGCTCAGATTGAGACTCCGGTGATGACCACAGATGTGTTCAACACTTTCGGAAAAGAGGGTGTCAAGAAGCTTGAGAGAGCGTTCAAGAGTAACCAGGAAGATTTGATCACGGCGGAGGATCTAATTCAGCGATCGTCGTCGGCTAATCCAGCGTTTCAACAGACTATTCAAGGCATCGCTAATGATGTCGGGGGGAAGAAAGCGCCCAAATTTATCACCACGAAGAAGGGTGAACAATTTGACGTTGAAGTGAAGTCGCCAAGCAGCATCCGCAAGAAGGTATCGCGAAAAGGCATCAAGCCATCCGAGTTTACCGATGGAGTTCGCACAACGATCTACGTTGATAACGCGGAACAAGCGGATCGAGCGGCGGCTATGATTGCCAAGCAGTATCCTGCCCTGGATGACGGCTGGCAAAGGATTCCAAGCACCGGCTATTTCGACCGAAAACTAAATGTGATCGTCAAAGATCCAGACGGTAAGCCGGTGATTGGTGAGATTCAGCTTAAAACGCCGGAAATGGGCGAAGCTGCGAAGGTAGGACACCGCTGGTACGATATTTCGCGGTCGTTAGACGATAAATTCAACGAAGATATACCCGTTCAGAAGATTAGAACCTACAGAGCAGCGATGGAGGAGCAGAAACGCCTATATGGGGAGGCTGCATCCAAGGCTGATCCGTCGATTATCGACTTAGTGATCGATAAATTTAGGCTTGGGGGAGCTGTGGCAGCTCTGAACCGATTCTACCGAATGTAGACTCGAATTGAGCCTTTGAAAGCTCGTTCCCAGAACGAAACCACTGCACAACATCGTACTCGGTGACTGGCGTCCACTGATCCTGGCCTTCATTGATCAAAAATCCTTTGAAAGTCTCCGAATCCTTCTCGACCAGGACTCCTGGTTGATCGTCATCCATCCAATAGCTGTCGATTTTGCTCATGATCGCTCCCATCATCGGGTAAAGTGCATATATTACGCTCTTTTTTCCACAAGCGAATAATGTATTCTGCTTCGGGGCCAGCGTCATGTTCTATATCCAGGAGATGGCGGAAAAGCTTGGTGGCCTTGGGCGAATCGATCTCGTCCAGGGACTTTATTTTGAGCAAAGCCATATCTAGGGTCGCGAAGTATTTATCCATCGGTTTTTCTCCTGGTACGCGGTGCTGGTTTTTTTGCCAAGGCATCTCGAATCTCAGTTAGTAGGCGCTCGATGTTGGCGAGGTACTCCACCAGGATCTCAGCGTCGTCGCCTTCAACTTCCACAGTGATTTTTTTGCTCACAATCCCTCCAGGGCTTTTTCCACATTTTCATTTGCCAGGAATGTTTCATGTGAAACATTTATCAGGTCTTCTCTGCCCAGGGCTTTGGCTTTCGCCTTGATCGCGTCCAAGGACTCTTTGCCAGCCAGCCAAGCACGGTGATCGTCACTGTACTCGTAAAACCAGTCGTGCTTGATAAGCATCTTTTTCAGACGCTCGGTTTCATACTCGCGGTCAATCATCGCTCGTCTCCTTTTCTACCACATAATCTTTTGTGATCACGCCTAGCCTAGCATCACCACGAGTGTGAGGTCGCCGATACCAGGACTTGATGATGTTGTTGTGCTCGTCACGTTTGTGACAATAGTGACCAGCGACCTCGTGCTGCCGCACACCGTAGGACTCCGATCGTTGTACCTGCTTGGGTACTATCACCCGACCTTTGGTCTTGGGCAGCGTAAGCTTTACGCGCAGATGTGAGTCATGGGGCGTCATGTTGCGTTTTACCTTGGCCCCCTGGAGCTGGCCGACTTGAGGCTCTTCGACAAAGTAGTCGTAATTCATCAGGCTCAGTATCGCGATCACCCAGGCCATTTTGTTTTTGTAATCGACCTCGGACACCATTTGTCGCAGGTTGATAGGATTATCTTCTATCAAGTTATTCCAACCCTGGCCCCAGCGATCCAGTATCGCGATTTGAAGGTCGGGCGCAAAAACACCTTGTCTGTCACCCAAAAACATCAAAGCCTTTGCTTCAATATCGGAAGCGATCTGCCTTTCGTTGTGGACATCCCAGCTCATGATTGGCCCTTTCTCAGACCAAATGTCGGTGGTCAGAGAGTTGCTGTCCATACCCACTAGGGGGCGAACTTTGCTCCGACTTTTGTCAGTCAAACTGCCGTCATCGCGACGACGTTGTTTATCGATCTGAGTGTGGTCTGGAGTAACCTCATAGTAACGCTCGAAAGAAAAGCAATCGCCTGGATCAACTTTTTTCGACCATTGGCGCGGTAGTTTACCCAGGTAAGGCTGACGGCTCCCAGACCAACCATGCTCGGTCATCACACTCAACATCGTGGTAATGTGCCACGCCACTAAACCATTTTGGCTTGAATAGGGATCACGAAACTCAAGCCACATATTGTAGTGGCGAGGCTTCGCGTTGAAGAGTGCAGTCGCCAGGGCGCGTTGATTACCGCGCTCGACCGATGGCCGCAAGAAGTCAATGATCTCGTCGGTGATTTCGTACTTCACCGCATTCGCAATCTTCCTGGGCTGGTCGTGCGTGATTTTTTTCATGGCGACCTTGTATTGCTTACTGATCTCGAACTGTTCCAGGCCATGCAGCCGGACATAAGGTTTTTGCCAAGCGGCGGAGACCTCACGTTGTAGATCTCCGAGTTCCATGTTACTCATCACGTTCTCCTGGGCGGCTAAGCCGCCAGCTTGTTGTGGGTCTCTACGGCAAACCACGTGGTCGCGCTGTAAACGGTGGTCTCGCCGTACTCGCTGCAAGGCACACCGTTCTTCTCGATCACTTCGACCAGGAATGGATAGCGCGTCTTGCGTGGGTTGTACCCAACCAATTTGATCTTTTTATTTCGGTACTCAGCGATTCGCTTGTTAGTCAAGCTATGTTTCGCCATGCCCTTCCAAAGTAACTTGGCGGCTTGCTCACGCTTGGCGTTGACCTGGGCTTCGTGATCCGCAGCTCGCTCCTCCTTAGTGCGAGTGCCGGTGATCTTCCCGTCAGGGATGTTGGTCGGCGTGTTGATCTCGATCGCGCACTCGACTCGGCACTTGTTTTTCTTGGCGACCTCAATCGGCTCGCAGTGCCACTGGTCAATCAATCGACCCTTGTCGATCGTCATGACATGACCTGGAACCCAAACCAAGTAAGTGCCAGAGGGTCGGCAGTGATCCATGTGAAACTGTCGAACCGTCTTTCCCTTGCCATTTTCAATCGGAGTGAACTTGACGCCCAACTCATTGGCCATTAGCTTTTTCAAAGAGCCAATGTAGGTGCTGCCCTTCCATCGACCCGTTTTGTTGTGCTTGGATTTGTAAGCGTCGAAGACTTCCTGGGGTTCTTTTTCAGAAACCAGGGCCGCTGCGAAGATCCCGCAGCACCCCATCTCCTCACACAAAACACCGTTGATTCGTTTCTGTTCCATCACGTTCTCCTCAATTACAAAGTCATTGTGGCATAATCCGTGTCGATATGCAAGCATTTATATAAATAAAAAAACACTTGTACAACGACACGAGAATGTGCATAATGCTCGTGCGGGATGTTCCGCGATGTTCAAAGGAGAAAGTTGATGGAAAACGAAACTGCCGAAATCGCTGTCTTTGCAGAGCGATACGGCTTGAAGCCGATTGAGGCGATGGTACTTCCTGGTTTGTTTGAGAAGGCGGCTCAGATTGTTGAGAAGCCAGCCAGGGCAGTGATCAACGCAGCGACCTACACCAACAACGAGTTGGGCGAGTATGTCGCAGGCATGGCGCGAAAGCTTGCTGAGACCGAAGCGGTCAAGCAAGAGTATCAAAACTTTTTGGAAGCATAGGAGCAACTGATGATTGTATCTGAACCTGTTAAGTCTGAACTCTCGCAAATGATGCAGGGTGAGCCTGTCGAACAAAATGCCGTGAATGATTTCTTCCGCAAGAATCAAAACACGATCGTCAACGTCGGCGCAGCCCTGGAAGAATTTTCGATTCCAGAACTCAAGCTTGTGATCAAGCTGGCCAACTTCACCATCGAAGCAAAGGAGAAAGCGTATGGACGCAGCCCAGAAAAAAGTTTTCTATAATCGCGTGCGTCGTATTTGCACGCTGCACGACATCGAGATCCGTTACCAGGGAGCGCCAAAAAACTGGCGCTCTGTTGAGCTGGTGAAGGACGGTGATGTATTGTGCTCGGACAGTGCGACCGACTTTCGTCCGTTGGATATTGACTGGGAGCGACTGCTCAATGAAATCAAACAAGTCGGTTTCGTTGGTGGCAACCCAGGTCGCCCGAAAAAACCCAAGCCGATTGAGGAGGTGGCATGAGCATCCGACCGATCAAGCAGATCAACAATATATACGGCTATGTTCGTGTATCTACTCAGGAGCAGGTTCGATCCGGCGTTTCTCTGCGTCAGCAGCAGGACAACATCAGCTTGTTCGTTAAGGAAAAATACAATCGCGAGGTTGACCAGTTTTTCATCGACGACGGCGTGTCTGGCACTCGGCCTATCCTGGAGCGCGAAGGCTCCAAAGCTTTGACCGATGCAATCGACGAGCACGACATTGTGATTTGCACGCGCCTGGACAGATTGTCCAGGACGGCAAACGACCTGCTGAATACAATCCCGCACCTAGAAGAAGCTGGAGTGACCTTGTACTTCTGTGAGCAGTTTGGCGATGTGCCGATTTGCTATCCGAAGCCTGCTGATTCCAAGGGCTTGCGAACTCGTTTTGATATGAACGACATGGCCAACAAAATCATGTTGATGGTTTTGTCCGCTGTTGCAGAGATCGAGCACGCCAACATCAAAGATCGCTTTGCTGAGGGCAAGTGTGACTGGGCAGGTCGCGGGTATCACATCGGTGGCTCTGCGCCTTATGGGTTCAAGATTGTTGAGGAGCTGCACGGCAACAAGCGCCGCAAACGCCTTGATCCGATCCCAGAGGAGCAAGAGGTTCTCAAGTCGATCTACGCTTTGCGGGGTCGCGGCCTGGGTGCCAAGGCGATCGCAAAACAAATCAACTCGCTGCACAAATGCAATCTGAGCTGGCAGAAAGTTCTCAAGATCTTGAAGCGCAAAGTGCAGGGTATCCCAAAAGCTGCTTGAGGGTTATGATCAGGGCTTCCAACAGGAGGCCCACATGACTGCATTGGAAGATATACAAGAGGCGATCAAGACAATGGAGGCGTCATTGGCGACGGACTTCATGACTGACGCTGTCCGTGACATCATGACAAACGCGGTGAATCTGCTCAAGGATGCCGAGTCACAGCTCGACGATGGCTGAGCAGGCCCAACAGAAAGTTAAAAGTAAAAAAGAATTTTCAGAATGGGTAAAACAGCAGCAAGACAAAAGTCACAACCAATAAGGCGGCTACGTGGCCACCATTAACGGCTGGGGCCGTGGCGGTTGGGGCGAAGGTGCCTGGAACGAAGCCATACCAGTCGAGCCAACGGGTCAGGCGATTACGTCGGGCATCGGCTCGCTCACTGTTTCTGGAAAAGCTAACGTAACACCCACGGGTCAAGCAGCGACTGCTGGACTCGGAACTCCCACGATCGCGGCGGGTGCTACCGTCAACGTCACTGGTCTTGCGATAACCTCAGCACTGAGCACGGCGCTCACTGTCACCGGCAAAGCCAATGTCACACCGACTGGTCAGGCGGCTACCGCTGGCGTTGGCGCTCCTGCTATCGATGCAGAAGCGAATGTCACCGTCACTGGCCAGGGTGTTACGAGTAACCTGGGAGCTGTTACTACAGACGCAGAAGCCAACGTCACTCCGACTGGCCAAGCGATCACGGCTGGTGTGGGTGCTCCGACCGTCGTGGCAAAAGCGAATGTTACCCCGACTGGCCAGGGGATCACCTCTGGTGTGGGCGCAATTCAAATCGTTGCGCGTGCGATCGTCCAGGTGCCTGTTATTTCTGGCATCACTTCAGGCGTAGGATCGCCAACGACCAACGCGAAGGCAAATGTAAGCGTCACCGGCCAGGGTCTTACTGCCGGAGTCGGATCGGTCACGACAGACGCCGAGGCGTCAGTTACCGTCACGGGTCAGGGCGTCACTTCTGCGATCGGCACGGTCACAACAGATGCAGGCTCGATCGTGCAGCTTACGGGTGTGGAAATCACCTCGGCAGTAGGCGCTGTCCTGGTGTGGGCAGAGATAGACACAAATCAAACGCCCAACTACACTAATGTGGATGACAGTCAGACGCCTGGGTTTTCAACAATCAGCACGAGTCAAAGCCCAGGCTATACAGAGATAGAGGCGGCTTAAAGTCGAGGAACCAACATGGCAACATTTGTAAACGATTTACGGCTCACTGAACTTGCCACAGGCGAGGGATCAGGAACCTGGGGAACGACCACTAATACCAACCTGGAGCTTATAGCAGAGTCATTCTCTTTCGGCACAGAGGCAATTACTACAAATGCAGATACGCACACTACGACGATTGCTGACGGTGCTACTGATCCTGGGCGCTCTCTTTTTCTCAAATACACCGGAACCCTCGATTCTGCTTGCACCATAACCATCGGCCCGAATACCGTCTCGAAGCTCTGGCTCATAGAAAATGCAACAAGTGGGTCACAATCGATCATCATCAAGCAGGGTTCGGGGGCCACGGTTACAATTCCCAACGGCCAAACTAAGGCGATCTATTCAGACGGTGCTGGGTCTGGTGGTGCAATGGTCGATGCGTTCCAAGACCTATCGATCCCAGATTTATTTGTAGATGATGATCTCACAGTTGGCGATGACCTGATTCTTTCCTCCGATGGTGCAATCATCAAGTTTGGCGCTGATGCTGACACAACACTAACCCATACCGATGGCTCTGGTCTGACATTGAACTCTACGAACAAGATCATGTTCAATGATGCGAGTCAGTTTATTCAAGGATCGAGTGCCACGGTTCTATCTCTAGGTGCGACTGATGAAATAGATCTCACTGCAACTGCTATCGATGTCAACGGAACCATTGATGTCAGCGGTAACGCAACTTTTGGAGGAACTATTTCTACTGGTGGTATAACTATTAATGGTGCCGGTTCAACCATATCTGATTCAAGCGATTTGGGAATCTCAAGTGGTGGCGACCTAACCATCGATGTCGCAGGGGATATCATATTAGATGCAGATGGTGGGGATTTTAGATTCAAAGACGCTGGCACTCAGCAGTTCATCCTTGATTTAGATGATTCCGCAAACTCTGTGATTCTGCGCTCCAGCACATCAGATGGAGACATGATTTTCCAAGGGAACGATGGCGGATCAAATATCACAGCCCTAACCCTTGACATGTCAGAGGCGGGTGCGGCGGCGTTCAACGCTGGAGCTACGTTTGCCAGCAACGTCACAATTAGCACAGCCGACAATAGCACCACGTTAAATTTGGTCAGCACTGATACAGATGCAAATGCAGGGCCGCATTTGAGGCTATCAAGAAACGTCACAGGTGCAGACAACGATGCATTAGGACAAGTCGAATTCGCCGGACGAGATGATGCGGGTAATGATTTCCTTTATGCGCAGATCGAGGCATACATTGTAGATGCCTCCAACGGCAGTGAAGATGGCTACTTAGAAATCTTCCGTGGTGTTGGTGGCACTGAAAGAGTCAGTGCGATGATACTTTCTCCCACTGACACAGTATTCAACGAAAATTCTGGCGACATAGACTTCCGCGTTGAGTCTGACAACTTCACCCATATGCTGTTTGTAGATGCGGGGAATGACCACATAAACATTGGTGGTTCTGCTGATTCTGGTGGAATGCTTAATGTGTCAGGCGACATTGTATTGTCTGTCGGATCAGGAAACCCCAGCTTTACATTAAAAACTGCGGGAACAGGCAATAATCCCCACGTTAACTATCGCGCAGGGGATAACATTGTTTTTGATAATATGTTGGTCGCCTCAGCCTCTACGGATTATTGGAGAGTAGGATTTGGTACATCAGGTAGTGTCGCCACTGAAGTTTTAGCAGTCACAACTGATGCTAAGGTTGGCATCAATACCACGACTATTGACGCTGAAGCAGACGCTTTACAGGTTGTATCAAGTGGAACCAACACTGTTCTAATTGACGGCACTGGTTCACATGAGCTTTACAGCTATCACGATTCTGGTGGTGTAGGTTGGGCTACTGGGGCAGATAGCAGCTATGGCGAGCTTCTTTACCTCGATGAAGGCAGCTCCCGAATAATTATGTATGCGGGAGGAAATGCGACAACATTTTTCACTGATGCTGCGACTATCGTAAATGAGGGTTCTCGTGATCATGACTTCCGCGTTGAGTCTGACAGCAACGCCAATGCGCTTATTGTTGATGCTGGGTTGTCACACGTTGGAATTAACAGAGCAGCAAACAGTGTCGTGGGTTTAACTGTAAATTCAACACAAACCAGTTCGTCTTATTACGCTTTTGAGGCTAGTAATGCTTCAAGCGAATCTAGGTTTGTAGTGAGAAGTGACGGACAAAGTGATTTCTTTGATGGCAACAACGCTAACACGTTAAGAATTGGTATCGCTGGGGCTGAAACTGTTTTCAACGATGGCAGCACAGACAAAGACTTCCGCATTGAGTCAAACGGCAACGCCAATCTGTTTAAGATTGATGCAAACTCTGACAGCGGTGCAGGACAAGTTATATGTGGGTCAGCCACGACAATTGAAGGCGTGTCAGCGCCATTAGCAGTGAATGGTTTTGCTCACACTAGGATTGCGATTGATGGCACAGACTCTGCTGGCCTTTATTTAACTGACTCTGGCGCTAATCCGATAACGATACGAAACGCATCAGGAGCCTTGGAATTTTATCCCGTTGCAGGAAGCGGAGTAGTTTTCAATCAAAACGGCATAAACACAGACTTCCGCATTGAGTCAGACAATAATACTAACACTTTCACTGTTGATGCTAGTGCCGACGTTTGTTTGTTTGGTAAAAGCAATGATGCCCTCACTACCACTGGTGCTACCATTTCAGCGGCAGGAACTGCGACATTTGCATTCAGCCTGACATCAGAAAATGAAACTTTTATCCTAAATAACAACAATGCTACTGGAGCCACATACAAAATGGACTTCAGGCAAAATAATTCCTCTAAAGGAAATATAGCTGTTGGATCTAGTAGCACCGCATATAACACTTCTTCTGATTACCGCCTCAAAGAAAACGTAGAAACTTTGAAAGACGGGCTAAGTAGACTAGCCCAGCTAAAACCAGTTCAGTTTACTTGGACAACAGATGGTGCGTTGTCTGAAGGCTTTATTGCCCATGAAGTAGATGAAGTATTTCCAGACGCAGTAACGGGCGAAAAAGACGCCGTTGATGAAGAAGGTAACATTGCTGCACAACAGATGGACTACGGCAGAATCACGCCGTTGTTGGTTAAAGCAATCCAAGAACAACAAGAGCAGATAGAAGAACTCAAAGCTGAAATAGCAAAACTTAAAGGAGAATAGCATGGCTATTAACACAACTTGGACGGTCAGTAACATGACCCATGTGGACGCTGATGGTGGCGTCATTCTGGCTTATTGGTCACTTGTAGCAGCCAGCGATGCTGGTGGTGGCGAGACAGCTACCGAAGGCGGCAAGAACCGTTTTACCTACGATGCGTCTAGCAGCGACTTTATTGCCTATGCTGATCTCAAAGAAAGCGATGTGCTGGGCTGGATCTGGGAAGCCAACAAAGAAGGCGACGAAACTGCTGCTGAGTACAAGGCTCGGATCGAAGCGGAGCGTACCGCGAAGGTTGAAGCTCAAATAACACGTAACGCAACGGAAGCAACTGGAGTGCCTTGGTAATGAGCGAAGAACAAAAAATTGTCATAAACGACGAAGAGTACAACTTTGGTGATCTGAAGGTTGAGACTCAAGCCCACATCGCCAGAGTCGCAGAGATTCGTCGTGAAATCGCTGCACTGCAACAGCAGATCTCAGAGCGTAACGTGCTACTGCAAGCATACACCCAAAGCATTGCCGAAAGTGTTCAGACAGTAGAAGAGCCTGAGACGGCACAAGGTCTGCCCGAAGGTTTTAAGGAACACTAATGAGTTTGCTTGAAATCGTAACTACACTGACCACCTTGTCAGTCGTCGCAAGTGCGATCTGTGCTGCTACACCGACGCCGAAAGACGATGCGTTCATGGCTAAGTACGTGTACCCCGTAATCGAAGCTCTCGCACTGAATGTTGGCAAAGCAAAAGAATAGCTATGTGCTATCTGGTGATGGCAGAGGTCTGGGAATTGGATAAAGGCGATAAAGCGTTACAGGAAATCAATACACATGAACGAGAGTGTGCATTGAGATATGAGCGTATCGAAGAACGTTTGAACGATGGTTCGAAACGATTTGATAAATTAGATCGTATGCTTTATGGGATTATTGTTTTAATTATTGGGAGCATTTTGATCCCACAATTTTTAGGAGGTTGATATGTCAGATGAAGGAATCCGTGTCCCAACGTGGGCATTGCCAGCGTTTCTAGCGATTCTCTCAGGTGCCGTCGTATGGGGTGCGTCTGAAGCTAGAGCACAGGCAACACAAGAAGAAGTTGACCGCATTGAAGCAGTAGTAGAAAAAACAGTTGCTGAGGCCCAAGCCACGGGAAAACTCGCAGCAGTCAATGCGACAAAAATAGAGGCTATCGTAGACTCATTGGCGGAACAGAGCGAGACAGCGAAAGCGTCCGACGCGAAGCTCCAACAACTGATCGAAATCATGCTGAAGAATCAAAACTAAAGTATGACCCTGCTAATCCAAATTTATATTGCGATTTAAGAGAATGGCGGATGTTGGAATTAGTCAACCCGCCACAGTATCGCCACTGTATCGCAAAAGAGTGGATGCGCTACAACCACCGCCAGTGCGAATATGGTGGGATGATCTATGTGCAAAATACTATGTCTCGCGTTTTAGGCACCGCACACCAACTTGACGTAGAACTACTCAGTTGGGAACTACTCAGACCCAAGGCTGTCAAAGCTCAAGTTGTTGAGAAAAAACGTAGGTTGTGATGGAGATAACACCCTTCCCAAACAGTGTAAATGCCCCGTTATATAGACCGGAACAGATCCATGACGCTTACAGAGTAGATTCTTTTTCGCGAGTGTCTACGATTAAAAAAGAAGCGGTAAGTCGTTACTTTGAGTTTATCTACGAGTTTCGCAACGGTGAAGTTCAAACTTCTATCCCGAAAGTTATGCGTCAAGATATTGTGGATATCAAAGTATGACAATGATGGTTTTTGTACTGATCGTTCTTGAACGTGGGCAACCCACGGGCCAAGAGTTTTATTTTCAAGAACTTACGTCATGTCTTGAGTACAGCAATGCGCTCAATGCTCAATCGGTGGGCAAGATCAATGAGCTTTTAAGCAATAACCGATTCTTCTCCACTTATTGCGCTATCCGTGAGATACCGCAATCAGATGCTGGTACCAAAATACTATTTCGTGATCCGAAGAAACCGGAGTAGTCATGAGTCCTAAAAAATTAGAACCTAAATCAAGGTATGCTCAATATGACCTAGACGGAGATGGGGTCGTGAGCGATGAAGAATTACAAAGAAATCAAGAGCTTGTTGAAATCGAACTGCGTGAAGAAAAAGCAGATAGTCAACGCCGAATGGCTTGGGTTAGTCTCAGTAGTATGGTGGTTTTCGCTTTATTACCACTTTTGCCCTTCATTCCTGAGTCTCGTTTGTCCACTCTGGCGTCTTTGAGCGATATGTTATTTCTAAGTCAGGCTAGTATTGTAGGACTATACTTCGGCGCTACAGCATATATGGCAAAACGATGAGTGATGATAAGAGGACAGAGATACGTTGCGCCCGATGTAGAAAGAAAGGGAATGTGATGAGCTTTGTGCATTACGGAGCGACAACCTTATGCCCTCGTTGTTTCAACATTATGTTTAAGGTAGCGTGATGAGCATACTCGGATCTCTTATAGGCCCAGCCACTTCTTTGCTCGACAAAGTTATTGAAGACAAAGACGAAAAGAATCGTATCGCTTTCGAGTTAAGTACTCTTGCAGAGCGTCATGCTCAAGAACTCGCTAAAGGCCAGCTAGAGGTCAACAAAGTTGAGGCGGCTTCTAAATCTTTGTTTGTTGCAGGTTGGCGACCTTGTATCGGATGGGTATGTGCGCTGGGGCTTTTTTATAACACTATCCTTTCTAATATCCTCGGTATATGGGTAGAGGTACCAGAAATAGATACTACTCTGTTAGTACCCGTTATGATGGGTATGCTTGGTCTCGGGGCTATGAGA